ACCTAAGAGTGAAGAAGAACTTAGTGAGTGGGCTAAGACCTATCCTGATGTTGCAAAGATTGTTGAAACAATTGCAATTAAAAAGGCTAAGGAACAAACCCAAGCATTGGATGAGCGATTCAAACAGCTAGATGAGCGTGAGCATCAGACAGCTAAGGAGAAAGCAGAAGCTGAATTGATGCGTCTGCATCCAGACTTTGATTCCATCCGTGATGATGATGACTTCCACAATTGGGTTGATGATCAACCTAAGTGGGTACAAGATGCTTTGTATGATAATGAGAGTGATGCAAGGGCTGCTGCTCGTGCCATCGACTTGTACAAAGCTGATAAAGGTATTAAGGCTAAGAAGGCTACCCCAGATAAGAGTGCTGCTGAAAGCGTAAACACTCGTGGTAGTCGTTCTGCACCTACTGGCGAAAGCAAAGATGGTGTCTTTTATGAGTCACAGGTAAATAAAATGTCTACCTTTGAGTATGAAAAGAACCAAGAAGCTATTGCTAAAGCATTACAATCAGGCAAGTTTGTATACGATATTAGCGGAAACGCTCGTTAAGTATTGACAAACCTGAAACAACTGGTATAACTTTAATAGAGCGAAGAGGGTAGCTCCCCTGACTGTGCTAGTCCACAGTCTAGCTCTTTATATCTGACTAGGGATTGTTATGGAAAATTGTAAGACCTGCACCAAGTGTGGTGTAGAGAAGTTGTTGAGTGATTTTGGTAAATCTGGTAAGACCACAGGCACAGGTTACAAAGCAGTATGTAAAGTTTGTTTAGCTGTGAAGCTTAAGGAATGGCGAGAAGCTAATCCAGAGAAAGCTAAAGACCAAGACAAACGGTATTATAAAAAGAACAAAGAAAAAATTAAAATCAAGAATCAAAAAAGATACACAAATTTGACTCTTGATCAAAAGTTTGATCAGCTAATTAAGACGGCTGGTGAACGAAAGACTAAAAAGTGTTTTATCACTGTTGAACATCTTCATGATGTTTGGCAGAGACAGAAAGGTCTATGTGTCTATACTAAGTTGCCGCTGACTAGCGAAAGCCACCAACTTAATACAGTAAGCCTAGACAGAGTAGATAGTAGCAAAGACTACACAGTTGATAATATTCAACTTGTCTGTGTTCCTATCAATAGGATGAAGCTTGATTATACTGAAAAACAGTTTATTGATCTTTGTCATTTAGTGACGCATAACAAAGTAAGCAGACAACCTAGTTGATCTAGCCTATGTCATCCTCTTTAGCTAGAAGAGGTTTGTCATACACCTAGTTGATACAGCCCTGTGGAACTTGAGTGAGCGTATTTTAGTATATGCCATACATTTATCTATAGGAGAATTAAAATGGCTTTTCCAAGTGCTGCTGGCTACGGTCAGTTTCCGAATGGGGCGTTCAGCCCTGTTATTTATTCTAAGCAAGTACAACTTGCATTCCGCAAAGCGTCTACTGTTGAAGACATTACAAACAATGACTACTTCGGTGAGATTGCTAATATGGGGGATAGTGTCAAGATCATTAAAGAGCCAGAGGTTAGCGTACAGAGCTATGCTCGTGGTACACAGATCACTGCTCAAGATCTGAATGATGAAGACTTCACCTTGGTTGTTGACCAAGCTAACTACTACGCTTTCAAGATTGATGACATCGAAGCTGCTCACTCACATGTGAACTTCATGCAGATGGCTTCTGATCGTGCAGCGTATCGTTTGCGTGATCAGTATGACCAAGATGTATTGGGTTACTTGACTGGCTTCCAACAGTCTGCTAAGCATGCAAATGCTGACACAGCTCGTACTACAGCTTCTGGCACTAAAGCCGTTACTGCCGCTGGCAATGACGAACTCTTGCCTTCAATGAAGTTGAAGAAGGGTAGCTTCGGTAACATCACTACAGCTTCTGCTGGTGATCATTCCATTCCTTTGGCTCCTCGCCTTCCCGGTGCAACAGCTTTGCCTACCGATGTAGCTTCTCCTTTGATGGTGGTTGCTCGTATGGGTCGCTTGTTGGATCAACAGTTTGTTGACTCCGCTGGTCGTTGGTTGGTGGTCGATCCTGTGTTCATCGAAATGTTGAAGGACGAAGACAGCCGTTTGTTGAACGGTGACTTTGGTGGTTCTGGTTTGCAGAACGGCTTGGTCATCAACAACTTGCATGGCTTCCGTATCTATGTTTCTAACAACCTGCCTAAAGTTGGTACTGGTGCTGGTACTTCTGGTACTGCTAACCAAAACTCTAACTATGGCGTGATTGTTGGTGGTCATGATTCTGCTGTAGCAACTGCTCAGCAAATTACTAAGACCGAAACATATCGTGATCCCGACAGTTTCGCTGACATCGTGCGTGGTATGCACTTGTATGGTCGCAAAATCTTGCGTCCTGAAGGCATCGTCACTGCTAAATACAACGCTGCTTAAGGAGAACATATATGTCTATCGTTCAATCTATCCGTCCTCAACCAATCCTTCTTGAGAAAGAAGTTACATTGGGTGCTACCTCCGGTACTACCGTTGGCTTCGCTGTTCCTGCTGGCACTTATGTGCTGTTGGCTGGCTTCCAAAACTACACTGCAGTGCCTGATGTCACTACATACACTTTGGATGTTACCGATGGTACTACTGTGTTCTCCAATGACTTGAACTTCGATAACACTGCTGCAATGACAATCAAGGCTGGCGCTACTGCTGGTTTGGTTGCTACTGCTGACACTATCGATGTGGTCACCACTATCTCTGGTAGCCCCGGTGCTATCGCTGGTCGTGTGTGGGCTTTGGTCATTGACTTGAACCAAGGTACTCGCACCGCTGCTTCCGTTGACCGTGAACAACTCGCTTAATAGCTAGTTGATACTGGGAGGGGCTTAACGGCCTCTCCCTTTTATTGTTTAAAAAATATGTCTACATATCTTTCTTTAACGAATGAATTGCTACGAAGAATGGGTGAAGTCACTATGGACTCCACTGAATTCGATGGAGCTAGAAATATCCAAGCTCTAGCTAAGAATGCTATCAATTCATCCATTAGAGAATTGATGCACTCTGCACAGGAGTGGCCTTTTGCTTTAGTCACTTACCCACAAACACTTACTGTTGGTACTGGTCAGTATAGCTTTCCTGCTGACTGCTCTAGTGTGGATTGGGAGTCTATCTATCTTAAGAAACTAGAAGCAGCGGATAATGATCCTTCTCGTTTATCTGTACTCACTTACACAGACTACCTAGACAATCACCGTCCCGGTGAGGATATGAATGGAACTGGTGGTTATGGCGTACCTATTGCAGCTTATCAAACACAAGAGTCTAAGTTTGGTGTAACTCCTTTGCCTGATCAGGCTTATGTTGTTGAATATAAATATTGGTCTTTCCCTGCTGACTTGGTTGAGTCTACTGATGTATGTATTGTTCCAGATAGATTTACTAGTGTATTGATTGATGGTGCTATGTTCTACATGTTGATGTTTAGATCTAATGAACAAGGTGCTTCTATCTATAAAGACAAGTTTGACAATGGTATTAGAGCGATGCGTAGGGTGTTGCTTGATGAGCCGTTGTACATGAGATCAACGATGATTGTTAAGCCATCGTTCAATCCTAGAGTGTTTTAATGGCAGATAGAATTAGTGGTTATCCGGTAGTCTGTATTGGTGGAATGAACACCAATAAGGATGTGCTGTCTCAGGGAGAAAGAGAACCCGGTTCTGCCATCCAACTAATCAATTATGAGCCAGCTACGACTGGTGGCTATAGAAGGATTAGCGGCTATAGTAATGACTATGGTACTGTAGCTGGCACAGGTAATGTGTTAGGTGTATTTGTATGTGAAGATATTAATGATGGTATCTTTGCTTGTAGAAAGCCTTCAGCGGGTACAAACTATTTCTATAAGTGGGATGATGCCACTAGTGCTTGGGTTGCTGTAACAACTCCCGGTAGTATATCAATGGTTGGTGTTAAGAAGGTTAGGTTTACCCGATATAACTGGGTAGGTGTTAAGATGGCTTTAGTGGATGGTGTAAATCCTGCTGCTATTTACGATGGTACTACCTATACACAAATAACACATACTAATGCTCCTACTGCTCCTAAATATTTAGCAGCATTTAAGAATCATTTATTCTTAGCTGGTGATCCATCTGAGCCTTTTAATCTATACATCTCTTCCCCCTTGGCAGAGACTGATTTCAATCCCGCTAATGGCGCTGCTGTTATTAATGTAGGCTTTGAGATTGTTCAGGTTAAAGCATTCAGAGATAACTTATATATCTTTGGTAAGAATGCTATTAAGAGTTTGACAGGAACCAATGTAGCTGATTTTGTTGTCAGTGAAGTCACATCAAATCTTGGTTGTGTTGTTCCGGATAGTGTGGTAGAACTAGGTGGTAGCTTAATCTTCTTAGGTCCAGATGGTTTTAGACCAGTGGCAGGTACTAACAAGATTGGTGATGTTGAGCTAGAAACTATTTCTAAGCAGATTCAATACACAGTTAATGCCATCTTGCGTGAGCTTGTGGCTGAAGACATTGATCCAGAAACTTTGAGTTCTGTTGTTGTTAGAAAGAAGTCTCAGTTTAGATTCTTCATTCCAGCACAAGGAACTTTTGGATTGTTAGGTGGTTTGAGAGAAAGAGAAGGTGGGTTTAGTTTTGAATATTCACAGCTCTTTGACTTCCCTGCCACTTGTGCTTCTAGTGGTTATATAGGAACTGATGAAGTAGTGCTTCATGGAGATTCTACAGGTAAGGTACATAGACAGGAAAGTGGTAGTTCATTTGCTGGTAATGAAATTTTGTCTGTCTATCAAACACCTTACTACTATTTCCAAGATCCTACAATTAGGAAGAACTTCTACAACCTAACCACCTTCTTGCGTAGTGAAGGAAGCTCCACAATTAGTTTAGGTGTGTCATATGATTTTGATGATAGTCAGGGAGTGTTTAATCCTTCTAACTATTCAATGACAACAACAGGTGCAGCAGCTTATTACAACGAAGCTGTTTATGATTCTGCTGCAATCTTTGATGGTAACCCATCACCAGTGGAGAAGACAAATATTGAAGGCTCTGGATTCTCCATTGCTTTCAAGTATGTGACTAATGATACAAATGCTAGTCATACGATTCAGGGTCTGGTACTGAATTATTCAATGAATGACAGACGCTAAGGAGAAATGCCTTGACAGGTTATGTAAGACAATCCGCTGCTGATATCGTCCCAACGGCAGTTGTACGGGCAGCACCAATTAACAATGAGCTTAATGCTCTTCGTGATGCTTTTGCTACTGCTGGTGGACATAAGCATGATGGCACTGCTGCTGAAGGTCATCCTGTTCCTGTCATTGGTGACAGTGATTTACTAAACAAGATTGCTACAGACACTAACAATAACAGACATGGTGTGTTTGTTGAAGTTGGTGGTGCTGCTGTTGAGCAGGTGAGATTCCAAGACGGTGCTATTGTTCCAGTTACTGACGATGACATTGACTTAGGCACAGCTTCTTTAGAATTTAAAAACTTATACATTGATGGCACAGCAAATATTGACAGCTTAGTAGCTGACACTGCTGACATCAATGGAGGTACAGTTGACAATGCTGTTATTGGTGCAAGCACACCAGCGGCAGCTACAGTGACTAACCTGACAGTTAATACAGCAGCAACTATTGCTTCTGCTGACATTAACGCAGGTACTATTGATGGTTCAGTGATTGGTGGTAGTGTTGCTCAGGCTATTACAGGTACTACGATTACATCTACCGTAGGATTTGTTGGTAATCTTACTGGTGATGTTACAGGTAACACAGCAGGTACACACACTGGTGCTGTTG